CAAACCGCTACGCCGCACTTGTGGCAACCGCATTAGGAACACATGTCTGATTCGTTGAGTTGATCGAGATAAGCGTGAGGTATTTTTCATGACATCATCGCCTGTAGCCGTTCTAAGCCAGCATCGCCCGGTAATTCTTCAACCATCTGGCTGACTCCGGGCTGGTGTTACAGCTTTTTGAGATTCTTGTTCATTTTTGGTAGAAAGCCCATACTGCGTTCCCTCAGTGTCAGCCGGTCCGGCATACCATTCGCTCAAGTTTTAGGTGCCGTTAAGTAAAAGCACCTGCTGAGGTGAATCAGATTGGTGATAAGACTCATGATCTCGGAGAGTTAGATATTTATTAGATTAACTTGCGCCAAAAATGCCATTATGGCATCTATATATGCCCGTTAGATGGATAGCTCAATGCTTACTGAGGAAACATGAGGGTAATTTTCAATCTTCCGAACAGATTAATTTTCACAATAGCTTTCATTGTTTCCAGCCTGATATTTATATTTAAGGTCACTCCAAACGATTTTGAAAAAGAATTCTATCTTGCAATTTCTCTTTTCGTTTTACTAACAATACTATCCGGCATACGTATTAGAATCGGAAGATCAGATACATTAAAAAACACCATTAACGCTCTGTGGAATTTTGAGACTGCCTGTGCTTTTTGTTATGGTATATATTTATTTTTTGATTACACAATTTATGGAATTGAACAACCGCCACTGCTTACTTCATGGGCACGAGAAAATCCGATTTTATTTTCCTCTATGAGCGCAGGTCTGGCATTTATAGCAATATTTCGCGCATCGATATCAACAGCTGAAATATTTAAGGATTCAATTTCCAAATCAAAACCTTTAGGGAATAACCATACTGGTGTTCCTCCTCAAAAAATTAATATAAAGCCGCCTCATTAACTGCTTACTCAGTTCGGCTGGAAAGAGGTCTGGATCGGTTACGGCTAGGCAAAGGGCACGCAGAACGGCGACAGCGCCGTGTGCGTGGTTATGGCACCGCCTGCCCGTGCCGGGCGGCAAGTTCCACATCCTTGAGCGCTACCAGTGGCGCGGGATGGACTTACGGGCACAGGCTAATGCCATCAGGACGCTGACGCAGCAGTATAACGTCACCTATATCGGCATCGACTCCACTGGCGTCGGGCTGGGTGTGTACGAGAACGTCAAAGACTACTTCCCGCAGTTGAAAGAGTTTGTCTATAACCCGAACGTTAAAAACGCCCTGGTGCTGAAGGCTTATGACATCATCGCCAGCGGGCGGCTGGAGTTTGACGCCAGCCACCTCGACATTGTGCAGTCGTTTATATCTATCCGCAAAGCCACCACGGCCAGCGGCAACCGTCCGACCTATGAAACCAGCCGCAGCGAAGAAGTCAGCCACGGCGATTTAGCCTGGGCGACCATGCACGCGCTGGCAAACGAGCCGCTGCAGGGACAGGCGGCACACATGCAGAACATTGTGGAGATTTATTAATGAGCAAACACAGGAACCGCAGCCGGACATCATGACCAGCGGGACAGCGTCGAAGGCGTTAACCTTAGGCGACCCGATCCCGGTGCTGGACCGCCGCGAACTGCTGGACTATGTGGAGTGTGTAATCAATGATCGCTGGTATGAACCACCCGTAAGCGTTGACGGGCTGGCGCGCACGTTCCGTGCCGCCGTGCATCACAGCTCACCCATCAGCGTTAAGTGCAACATTCTGGCGAGTACCTTTATACCGCACCCGTTGTTGAGTCAGCAGGCGTTCAGCCGCTTTGCGCTGGATTACCTCATTTTCGGCAATGCCTATCTGGAGAAGCGGACCAGCCGCCTCGGTAACACGCTGAAGCTGGAGCCGTCTCTGGCGAAGTTCACCCGTCGCGGTCTGGACCTCGATACCTACTGGTATGCGCACTATGGCATTAACACGGAACCCTATGAGTTTGCGAAGGGCAGCGTGTTTCACCTGATGGAGCCGGACATCAATCAGGAGATTTACGGCCTGCCAGGCTACCTGTCTGCCATCCCGTCGGCGCTGCTGAACGAGTCGGCCACGCTGTTCCGCCGCAAGTATTACCTTAACGGCAGCCATGCGGGTTTCATCATGTACATGACCGACCCGGCACAGAGCCAGCAGGACGTGGACAATATTCGCGGTGCCATGAAAAGCGCAAAGGGCCCTGGCAACATCCGTAACCTGTTTATGTACAGCCCGAACGGGAAAAAGGACGGCATCCAGATCATTCCGCTATCAGAAGTGGCGGCGAAAGATGAGTTTCTGAATATCAAGAATGTGAGCCGTGACGACATGCTGGCCGTGCATCGTGTGCCGCCGCAGCTGATGGGGATTATCCCGAACAACACAGGTGGATTTGGTGATATTGAAAAGGCCAGCAAGGTATTTGTGCGCAATGAACTCATGCCACTGCAGGCACGCATGAAAGAGTTAAACGACTGGCTCGGTTTAGAGGTTATCAGGTTTGCGGCGTACAACCTCGATTTGGAAAATGGTGGCTAATTCACAGCGGATAAAATGAGCGCCCAAGGGCGCTTTTTTACGACTTTTCAGGTGAATATTGACATCGTGTTGCTAACCTATCCTTTCTGTTTTTATTTAGAATTTAAAATGCTATGTTAGAAGCTTCTTCTTTGTTGAATGACGCCCAATATGAGACCTAATAAAGCATTAGAGTTTTATGAGAAGCTCTATTTTTATGAAATTGAGAACAAAGATAAAATTCATAACCGTGCTCAAGCAAGCTTAGGTTTGTTCGTTATAGCCATGACCGTGCTTACATACCTTGCAAAAAACACAACATATGATGATCATCATTGTCTCACCATCATTGTTCTCACTTTAGTTACAATTTCTTTCGGCATGATTATAGTTTCATGTATTCTTATGATAAGAGTCATTTGGAAAAATCAATTTCGCTACTGTCCCCACGCATCTAATTTAAATGAATACAATCTACAATTGATAACGCACGAAAAAGATTACAAAAAATACTCAGATGATTATGAGCTTGAGTACGATGGCTCTCAAGATGCTAATGTTTTAATGCTTGAATATCTTCATTCGGAGATAATCGAATGTGCCACTCACAATAGTACTATAAATGAAGTTAGAACAAAAAAATTATATGGTTCTCTACAAATATTTTTTTGTTCACTTTTGCCATTAATAATCGCTGTTGTTCTTTTCCTCGCTGCTGATTTAGATGCGGCATCCCCAAGAAAAAAAGCCGAGCCTCAATATTTGATAATTCCTTTGGAAAACATAAGGAGAACTTGATGTCAAAGCCTGTTCCACAGCCTCCCAAACCACCAGTACCTCCTCCAGGTAGATTGGTATTTGATTGGGTAAAAAATAAAGATGAACAGAAAAAAGATAAGGATAAGAAAAAGTGACTGAAAACAAAAAACCAACTTCACCGCCACAGCCACCCAAAAAGCCGGAACCACGTTTTTTGAAAGAAAATAACGAAAATCCTTTTAAGAAAAGAGGTATTAATAATGGCTGATAATGAAAAGTCAAAATTGCCACCTTCATCACCGCAGCCGCCGCAGGCGCCAAAAAAACCTGAGCCTCGCTGGGCATTTGATCACGACGACGTAGCGAAGAATAAAAAGTAAGTAATTCATCTTTATAATAACCCTCTTTTTATTGAAGGGGGTTATTTTACTTTTGAGTATTTATATCACTCCAACAAGCTATCTCAAAAATTTACCTCATTTCAATCTGATTCTGCCGGACAACCTCAGCCAACCATCCTTCACCCCGTCCCAAAACAAGGCTAGCGACAGCGGGCCAGCAACTGGGCGCATTGTCATGGCTAAATGTCGTGGCGCGCGCTCGTAGCCCCGCCACGCCTGCCCGCTTTATGCAGCGGTTTTCATGCACCTGCATGACATAAACAAAAGCCCGCCAATACTGGCGGGCCTGAGCATCAGAGATCCTTTTGGGATCATGCGATTTCATGCAGCATAGTCATGCACTCACGGCTCGTAGTTCTGTTAGGCCTTTCATCACACAGCCTGATTCATTGAAAGGCTGTATTCATGATTGCGTAGACGAGCCATTAACTCATCTGTGAGTTCGGAAACCCACTCAATTGCCATGCGTTTTTCTTGATAACTACAATCGCTGACAGCAACAAGTTTTAAAAAGAAATCAATACGCTGAAGCTTCACCGACTCCAAAAGATAGTCCTGCATATTCCCTCCTCTGCTTACTACCACTGTTTATACACACAGTATAAAAAATCCAGTCGGAATTGAAACTATTTCTTATGTATCAATGGGATTGATCTGAACCTTGCCAGATCAAAATGGTTCTTCCTGCAATCTGCCTTTCCGGTAGAAAAGCCGCATTTTCGCACCTGCATTGAGGCTACAGCCCTTAAGCAACAGCCTAATTTGATATTCATCACCGTTAAATCCCCTGGCTTTTAGTTCCAGCTCTAACCGTCGGTGCTCTGGCCCCGTACAGTTATTGACAGAACTCCAAGGGGCGGCAATGCCGCCAGAAAAACCAGCCTCCGCTGTCGCTTCGGCCAATTTAGAGACCTTTTCCCATTTGACCTAGCGCGTCATGACTTCTGAATCCGGCACCATTGGCGAATAGATACCCTGCACCCGCTGAACATCTTCGCCGTACTCATTGCCCATTTCGGTAAGTTCGTAGCAAAGGCGGATCACTAAATCCTCACGCGCTACTAACGGCCCGCCCTGCGCCATCGTATAGGACGCCCAACAGCTGGCAACGGAAGCTGACGCCAGCACCGCATCCATCTG